GGCCACTATGCACGAAGACCTTTACCATTGCGGTCATCGCGTCGTTGTGGCGAGAACACTAGCCAATGCTATTGAGGCAGTGGTGAGCTTTTACCGGAGCAAAGTATGACAAAAGACGCTCCGGCTTTCGATTTTTACCCTGAGCGTTGGCTTTCAGGCGTGGCTAAGTTTTCTGATGCAGAGCAACTGACATACCTGCGATTGCTCTGTCACCAGTGGCTTGACGAAGGCTTGCCCGACAATACAGCAGCGCTAAAACGCCTTGGTGGAAAAGGCGTGACGCCTGAGCTTTTGGAGAAATTCCCACTATGCGAAGATGGCAAACGCCGCAATGCGAGGCTTGAGACAATCCGCAGCGAACAGCGTGCGCGTATTGCTAAAAAGAGCGAACAACGCAAAGCGGCTGCAAATGCGAGATGGGAGAGAGAGCGGCTGCAAAATACATGCGAAAAGGATGCGACCGCATCATCACCGCATTGCGGCAGCGATGCGACCGCATCATCACCGCATTGCGGCAGCGATGCCCACCACCCACCACCCACCACCCACCACCCACCACCCACCACCCACCCTATTAATAAACCACACACACCGCGCGCGCATGCGCGAGGTGTCTGGCCTGATCCGTCGGAATATCCGACCGTCGAGACGGTTCGGCAATGGGCCGTAGCCGTAATGGCACCGCCGGAATGCGCCGATAAATGGCATGCCGAACGCACGGCGGAAGGCTGGTTGAGCAAACACGGCAGACCGTTGCAACTCATTGCGTTGCGCCCGCTCTTTGCGGTCTATGCCACGGCCTGGAAGGCCAATGAGAACCGGGGGAATCAACGATACGCCAGACCGCCCCGTCCCGCCGATATTTCGGACGTGAAACCACAAAACATGCGTGTGCTATGATCAACGCCCAAGACATCGCCGCCCCGTTTTTGGACAGCTTAACGGCTCGTCATCGCCGCACTTGCCAGAGGTGCAAGAAGCCGTTCAATGCCGTTGGATTCTTGATCTTGTGCGAAGTATGCGAAGGACTACCAGATTCGCCGCCTGAACCCATAAGGCGCGAACTCGGCGAGTCATGGCCTGAGCGTCACCGTGCACAGCTCGCCAGCCTGCATGGGCCTGGGCTTATCAAGGCCCAAGCATTGCTTCCACTTGTGCGCGAAGGCGATTCCATGCTAGTGCTTGCTGGGGATCGCGGTCGGGGCAAAACGCAGATTGCCACTTGGCTGGCTTGGCAGCGTGGCCAGAATGGCCTGAAGCCGGGCATTTACGCCAAGGCATTCGACATTTTCACTGACGTGAAAAACACATGGTCGAAGCAATCGACCGGAAGTGAAGCGGGGGTCTTGGACCGTTACAAGAAAGCAGCATTTCTAGCGATAGATGAATGCCATGAGCGCGGCGAAACCGATTGGGAGAACCGCACCTTCCGCAACGTGCTAGACCATCGCTATGACGCCTGCCTGCCTACGGTTATCATTGGAAATTGGCGCGAGGCTGGGCAGGTGAGAGACAGCCTTGGAGCGTCCATAGTTGATCGTATCAGCGAGACGGGAGGGATCGTCTTTTGCGACTGGCCTAGCTATAGAATGCAACCCTCATAAAACACAATGCCTTGCAATTCGGACTACCTAAGAGCCTCCAAAAAAATAAATCACACAAAATCCGAAAATAGTTCTTGCGCTTGTCGGGCAATGTGCGAATGTGAGGACGTAATCAAAACAGCACACCATGAAAACTAAAATGACCATTAAAAAATTCGCCAAGCAGTTTAGCTTTTCTGACTGGAGTTATCTTTGTAGCAACGACGAATTTGAAAAAGCGGTAACGTTTGCCGATTGGGGGCAGGCCGAAGTGATAGCGCGTCGTCTGCTTAACCCATGACCTTTGCCGAACAACTCAGAAGCCAGCGCCAGCGCCTCGGCCTCACGCAGTCCCAGGCCGCTGAGCTTCTGGAGGTCTCCGCCTCATGGGTGGACAAGGCAGAGCGAGAACAACGCGTCCCTCTCAAAATAACGCAAGAGGGGGCGATTGCTCGGCTTTCGAAGGCCAAGAAATATCCATGCTGGGTATGCTTGTCATGTGGAGCTAACTACGGACGAAGTATTCACGACCGACCCCGCTGCTGGCATGTCGGGACCTGCGACGTATGCGGCATTGAGGCGTGTGTTACACAACCACGCGACTTTGGACACCTGCACGACGGTTGGCAATCTCATTCCGCGAACGCCCCTGCTCTGGCACAGAGCGGGGGAGAGAAAACCTGTGACTTATGAAAACCGCAACCATCACCGTCCCAATTTACGAAACGCCAACGGGCACACCAACATGTTGCCGCGACCTCGCGAAAGGCGAGGCGTGCAGCTTCCTCCGCACGCAGCGAATGGGAACTGAAATGACCTGCCTATTTGCACTGCAGAACGGAAAACCAGCCGAGCCCCTGATGGAGGGGCAGGAGGGGTTCTTGATACCGTCGCCCGCATGTCCATTTAACTGTCTGTCTAACGCCAAAGGTGAGGCACAGCCTCCCGCAACAAAACTATGAATACACCAAACGACAAAACCGGAGGCTGTTCGCTGTTGCCGTGCCCGTTCTGCGGCCTGACCGACAAAGACACTGTGCCAAACATGGGACTCGTGCCCGCCGTGGCCATACACAGCTACCCCCAAGGCTATAGGGTCGAGTGTGAAGGGTGCGGCTGTGACGGCCCGTGGCATCACCAACACTCGGAAGCAATCGCCGTGTGGAATCGCAGGCCGAACGTCCCAGCTCATACTACATCCTCCAATGCTTCCTAAACCATATCATTCAGAGCATGCCGTCACTATATTTTGCGGCGACTGCCGCCAGATCGTGCCGCTGCTAGGACGGTTCGATCTACTGCTCACTGACCCGCCTTATGGAATAGGCTTGAATACAAGCAGGATTAGAAGGACGTGGAATGTGAAGTCGTCCAAATGGGCTGCGGCGAGGGTAACTAAAGACTACGGAGTTCATGAATGGGATAGTGCGCCGCCGCCAGATGATCTTATTAACATGGTTGTAGCCGCTGCGGGCAGAAGCATTATATGGGGTGGGAACTACTTTGCGCTACCCCCTTCACCATTCTGGTTAGTATGGGACAAACAAACCAGCGGCAACTTTGCTGACGCAGAGCTGGCGTGGACGAACATGGTCGGCGCTGTGAAGTTGAAACATTACTTGTGGAACGGCTTCAAGAAGGCGAAGCCAGAAGATCGCTGGCATCCAACACAAAAGCCGTTGGAGGTCATTCAATGGGCTCTATCGCTCGCCGGAAATATTCAAACCATCCTCGACCCATTCGCTGGAAGCGGGACAACCGGAGTCGCAGCAAAAAACCTCGGAAAAACGGCTGTTCTGATCGAGCGCGAGGAACGATACTGCGAGATAGCGGCCAAGCGACTAGCTCAAGGGGTTTTGAACTTCGATAGCCTGCCCCAGAGGAATGGTTCTCCATCTTTTGTATTATGATTGCACGCCATCAACACGAACACGAAGTCATCAATGCCCGAGAATATCCCGGCACGCGCCAACTGTGCACGATCTGCGACGAGCCAACGGAGCGATGCGAGGAAGACGCCATCTACACGGAGGATGACGAAGGACCGCTTTGCGTAGAATGTTGGCGCAAAACGCCGGAATACATTCTGGAGAACGCTGGAACTGAGCGATGAGTGCCCCTCTACCAACGTCCGAACCTGCAAGCCGCGTCGCGGGGCACTCATTCGCTCCAGTGACTGGTTCTGCGGCACGGTCGAAATACAAGACCATCGTAGCCGACCCTCCGTGGCCCATTGGAAACTTCCCCGCATGGTTTGCCAAAGAGCGTCGAAGCAAGCGCGAGCGTGAAATCGGCGTGAACCCGACGCCATACAAGACGATGACGCTACCTGAAATCGAACGCCTGCCAGTCGGGGACATCGCGGCAGACGGGGCGCATCTCTATCTGTGGACAACCGATAACTTCTACGAGGATGCGCTCGGTGTGGCGCGAGCGTGGGGCTTCGAGAAATCGGCAACGCTGGTCTGGTGCAAGAAGCCAATGGGGAAAGGAATGGGCGGGACGTATCCAAGCAACGTCGAGTTCGTGCTGTTCTGTCGGCGCGTGGACAACCGTGGGTGGAAGCAATTCGGGGAATGGCTGCGCGAACGCCGGACGGCGGCGGGACTGACGACCGGCCAAGTGTGCGCGGCAATCGGGGCACATGGGGCGATGAACCACGGCGGGATGCAAAGCAACTGGGAAAACGGTCTGGCTGTGCCGTCGCTGGAGCAATGGGCAAAGCTGAAACCGATGCTCGGCGTGAACGGAGAGACGGACGGATGGCTCGAAAGCCTGCAAATCGAATCGGGCAACCGCGCCGATAGCCGGTGGTATCAGTGGGCGCGTGGCAAACACTCAGCCAAGCCAGAAGCCTTTCAGGACATCGTGGAGCAAGTAAGCCCCGCTCCGCGAATCGAACTCTTTGCGCGACGGCAGCGCATCGGGTGGGACTCATGGGGCAACGAATGCCGGAACGACGTGGCGCTAGTGCCGCAGAACGCATAAGGTGACTGACCGACATGAGCGCCACTGATGCCAGCCTCGCCCCTGACTGTCCCGCTCATGGCGGTTCAGTCCACCGGCTTGTTCTGCCGGGGGTGGAGCTGTATTGCGGGGACTGCCGGGAAATCATGCCAACACTGGCAAGCGTGGATGCCTGCATCACTGACCCGCCCTATGGAATCGCTTATGATCCGAGCGAAAGCACGCAGCAGGGAATCCAACGCTTCGCAATGGTGATCGGAGACGATGAAGTCTTCGACCCGGCACACCTAATGGACTTCCCAGATGTAATCATGTGGGGTGCAAACAACTACTGCCACGCCATCCCGCCAAGGATCGGCCAATGGTATTTTTGGGATAAGGTGACACAAAACGCACTCAAGGTGAGAATTGCCGAAGGCGAATACGCTTGGCACAAGAAAGGCACAAAACCCCGCGCATTCCGCCACTTGTGGAGCGGTGCATACCGCGCCAGCGAATCCGGCGAGCGTGCTGTGCATCCGACGCAAAAACCAGTAGTGCTCATGCAATGGTGCATGGACTCCATGAAGCTACCAGAAGGTTCCGTGGTGCTCGATCCCTACATGGGCAGCGGATCAACAATCATCGCTGCAATCCGCACCGGGCGGAAAGCAATCGGCATAGAGAAAGACCCGGAACACTTCAAAAACGCCGTGGAACGGATCAAGCGTGAACTCGCGCAAGGCGATCTATTCCTTGGGCAGAACGCCTCTGGTGACTCACCGCCGTTCGGCGGTTGAGTCCACCGACTTGTTCGACCTCTTCATATTATGGCAAGACTCCGAAAACAGTTTGAATCCGCAACCGTCGAATGGCCGACACCGGACAGTCTATGGAAGCCGCTCCATGATGAGTTCGGCTTCACGCTCGACGTGTGCGCAACTGACGAAAACGCCAAGTGTTCGCGATACTATACGCGCCACGACGATGGACTGGTGCAACCATGGTCCGGTGTGTGCTGGATGAATCCTCCGTATGGCCGGGAAATGGTCGCCTGGCTGAAACGCGCCGAGTCTGAGAAAGCCAATGGGGTGACGACGGTTGCGCTGATACCATCGCGGACAAATACCGGATGGTGGCATGACATCGTGATGCCCAATGAAGTCCGCTTCGTGCGGGGTCGTCCGAAATTCGGAAACGCAGATCAAGGATTGCCTTGGCCCCTCGCCGTGGTGGTTTTTCGGTCGAACGCCCTTCGTCAGCCGCCCCTACCGGCTGGCGGGAACACACCAACTAAAGACGCGGCCCGGTAGGGGTTGGCTGCACGAACTTGTTCGACATTTTTATGACACGCTCCCCACAATCAGACGCCGCCGCAAACGGTGCGAATGCTAAAGAAGAACTTTACAACATGTCGTGCCGCCTTGAGCGCGAAAACGCGAAGCTGCGGGACGCTTTGCAGCGACTCGTGGACACCCACGGCAATTGCAACTGTGGAGTTTCCGACACGGAGCTTGCGGCATGGGATCACGCACGAATTATTCTGTCTAACGCACAAGCTGAGGCACCATCATACGCATGACAACGACAAAAGAAAAGACCACGGCGGAATACGCGACGTGTTCGGGCTTGGAGCGTCTGCACACGCTGAGGGCTCTACCGGAAGACATCGCCCTTATTCGCGATCAAAACCCGCGGCAACGGGAACTCCATGACGGGCGTCCGGTTGTTGGCTGGCCTAAATGGGCAAAGGATGACCTCCGAAGCGTCATCCGCTACCGTTTGGCCCTCACTGGCGGCGATGTGTCTGCGTGGGCTCCAGTTCCGTTGGCGTATTCTGGCTCTGTGTCAGAAGTCGAAGGAAATTCAAACCACAAACTACCATGAGTTCTGCGGCACGGTTAGGTGCAAAGACCATCTGCCCGCAGGAAGCGCCACGGATGGGCTTCATGGGGCAACGAAATCACCCCGGATGTGGAAATCCATTCGCCGCAGAACGCACAAGCTGAATCACACCATTCGAGCGTTGATTCCAGTGCCTTGTTCGTCCCCGTTTCGACTGACTGCGCAAAATAAAATAAATTGCGTATTGACACAATTAGCAGCCCATGCAATACTCACCTCGTTCCACAAAGGAACAACGTCCCGGCGTCTCCGGCACAACTCAGCATAGAATACAAGCTCATGAACACCACACCAGACAACCGACTCATTAACGCAACTTCCTTGACCTTCGCGCTGCGCGACAAGCTCTCTAACAGAGCCGCAAGCTGGGCGGCTGTCGAAATATGTAAAGCCTGGGGGTTGCCATTCAATGGCGGGCGCGCGCAAAAACACAAGGAACATGTCGCTAAGTATGGACCCCAGGGAAGCGGTAAAGCCAGAGCCGTGGTCGAGCATTGCGTGAAGCTGCGCAAGCCGCGCACTCTCGAACGTTTCGCCGAACAGTTGGAGACCTTTGCTGACCGTCCACGCGGTAACGGAACTGTAGAGCACAAAGTCGCTGCCTACATTATAGCAGATGACGGTTGGACCGGAGAAGCGGGTGGGTTTGCCAGCATTCCAATGTCTATTTATTGCGCACATTCAGACGACTCAAGCCTCGCCGCGCCAGCGGCAGAGTTGCTAGACTTCACTCAACTTCAGGAGTTCATGTGCCACTGCCCAGGAGCAAATGGAGAAACGCTTATCTGGTTTCGCTCGGCTGGCGACATGCGCATTGGAGACGGTTTTGGAATTACCAAGTAGGAATGAACTCAGAACCAACACGCGGAGCGCCTCCAAAACGGGGCGCTACCGCCTCTGCCGTCATAAATGTTCGCGTCGATGCGGACCGCAAAAACCATTACACTCGCTTCGCAAAAAAGCGCCGTGATGGCGACAAGACACTCGCTGGCCTCGTGATCGATACGCTCGATGCGGCGACTGGCTACCGCGAGGCGGCTAACGTCCCGGATCAGATACGCGAGGACTAAAATATGGAAAACACGACAGACGATCTGCGAGCGTTATCTGCATCCGGTTTGTTCGGCCCCGTTGGACGCCATCCGTGGGTCAATGAAGCCGGGATAGTGGACGCCGCAAAGGCCGGAACCTGGGTAGCAAACATCATCCTCATGGCAGGAGGATCGCCAAAGACTGCCTTCGCTTGTGCGCTTGAAGTGGCGACAGACATCACTGACAACCCCGCCAAGTTCAAAGACTTTGCGCCTTGGCCGAACGCATAAGCTCATGGACGCCGACCTATTCACTCCGATTCAAGATGGACGCTCATCGGCGTTCCATGCAGCGACTTGTTCGCGGTTGGAGTCTGTGCGGATGGGCCGAGATTCAGAACTCTTAGATGACATGCTGGACTTCTACGCTCCCGCCGCAAAACGGATCATAGACGTGTGCTGCAATCGGCGGAAGATGTGGAAGGGAACGCGATGGGGCAGCGAGGTGACGTGCTACGACATCAACCCCGAAGTGATGCCCGACGTGGTGACAGGGTGGCATGAACTACCCGACCCTGACGGATCGGTGGACGTGCTATGCTACGACCCGCCGCACCTGCCAGCCGCCGCCGCAACTCAGGCAAGCCTCAAGCAATACGTCACCGACTACGGGCTGGAGCAAACCTGCGGAGGCGACAATGTGGCCGCGCTGCATCTGCCGTTCCTGGCCGAAGCGAAGCGAGTGCTCCGCCCCGATGGTCTGATCTTCGCCAAGATCAAGGACTACATCCACAATCACCGCTACCAGTGGAATCTGGAATACTTCAACGCTGCCGTGCGTGCTGTCGGGCTGACACCGTGCGACCTGATAATCAAACGTGACCCGTGCGGCGGGAATCTCAAGAGTGGCCGATGGAAGACGGCACACCACGCCAAGAACTGCCACTGCTATTGGGTAGTGGTCAGGAATGGGCGTTGCGAACCGCGCACAGTTTCTTCCGCGAACAAGGATTAGCCACAATAAACTATGGACGAATCCGATTCGTCCATATTCAGCCATGAGCGCTTGATATTATTTGCGCTCACACTAAATTAGTGTGACGACTGATACCATGCCTAAACTCAACCAACGTCAGCTATTATTTTGCGAGGCACTGCTTGCCGGTGCTTCGCAGGCTGAGGCCTATCGGCGCGCTGGTTACTCGCCTGTTCGAGCCGAGTCGAAGGCTGCTGAGCTAGTGCGAACCCCTGCTGTTTCAAGCTATTTATCCGCAAAGAGGGCAAAGAGCGAACAAGCTGGCGAGTTCTTGCGAGAAGATGCTTTGCGACTGCTGCACCATTTGGCCACATCTGGCGACACGTCTAGCAGTCGCGTTGCTGCCATTGCTCAAGCTGCGAAAATGCAGGGCTGGAACGCTGCCGAGAAGCAAGAGCATAGCGTCTCTGACAACTTGGCCGCTCTTCTCGCCAAAGTGCGAGGCCGGGCATGATCACGGCAGCGGAGAGGGCTGAATGGGATCGTAGGTCCGCCAAGGACAGACCTGACGCTGAGGCACTAGCGGACCCGCTTTGGCGTCTGGCGTGGCTCTACACGTGCAAGCACGGCGCAAAAATGGTGCCTTTTCGTCCGACTGAAGAGCAGGTCGAAGTGATCATTTGCATCCACTTGAGAGGCTGGCGCAAGCTCATAATACCCAAAGCGAGACAGCTCGGTATGAGCACGGTTCTAGCCCTGATATGCCTGGACATGTGCCTCCACATTGCCGGGTTTAAGGCCGCGCTGGTGGACAAGACGGCAGCGGACGCTGCCACAAAGCTCGACGAGAAAATTGAACAGGTCTGGAATGGGCTACCGGAAGAGTATCGAGCCGCATACACCACGCCGAAGGGGTATGCACCTGGGGGCATGGCTTGGAAGGTTGGCGAGGACGATGTGAGCGTTTTTGAAGCGGGTGCTGGCTTTCGTGGCGGAACGCTGCAATTCGCGTGGATTAGTGAATGGGGATGGATTCAGGCGAATGACGCCAGCCGCTCGAATGAAATTCTAACCGGGACGCTGCCAGCCGCAGAGCTTGGCATCACAGTGGTCGAAACAACTTGGGCAGGCGGTAAGTCTGGCGACGTGTGGACTCTGGTTGAAGAAGCTTTGAACACGCATGAAGCGGAAAAGGGGCCGGATAGCTGGCGCATCCTTTTCTTTGGCTGGCATTCGTGCTCGGCTTACACTACCGAACACGGCTACGTTGACGACGCCAGCGCGGAGCTACTGGCCAAGACTGAGGCAAAGCTTGACTTCACGTTCACTGATGGTCAAAGGCGTTGGTATGCGGCGCAACGTCGCAAATACAAGCGCCAGATTTTCGGCGAGTATCCCAGCACGCTCGACGAGTGTTGGTATGCGCCTGTGGAGGGCAGCATTTACGGCGAGGAACTGGACATGCTACGCACGGCTGGAAGGCTTTGCGCCCGTCCAGCCCTGCTGAATCATTTGCCTTTGTTCACATGGTCAGACTTGGGCATAAGAGACACCGGCATCTTGCTCCTGGCGCAACCTGCTGGAACTGATATCCATGTTCTCGACTACCACGCCGCAGAGGGCGAGCCTGCGAGCTATTGGGCAGGCGCGATAATGCGATGGGAACAGGAATACAAAGTCATTATGAGGCATTTTTTGCCACACGATGCAAACAGGCGGAGCCTGAATGACGCTGCGAGCTACGTCGAAACGCTGGCAAAGCTGGGCATTAAGAACACCGAAGTCTTGCCAATGACTCACACGGTATGGTGGGGCATTGGCCTTTTGCGTGACATGCTGCCGCGAATGGCCTTTCATGAACGCTGCTCACAGCCTTGGAAAGATGGCACCGGCAAAGAGCGAATGAGCTTGGTTGCTGCCCTGGAAGTCTATCGTAAGCGGACCAATTCCAGCGGCAAAGTCGTCAATGACGAGCCATTGCACGACGAGGCGAGCAATTACGCTGATGCCGTGCGCTACTTAGCCGAAAGCCTCGCCCGTGGTGTGGTGCCCACGTCTGAGAAAATCGGGCGAGACGCGGGACGCGACAAGGCAAGGGCAAGGCTAAAAGCGACGATGCAAGTTGGCGGTTGACATATCGACTAATATCGTCATAGTTGCCACGTCGACCCGGCCCGCAAGGCTTACCGGAGTTGATCGCCAGCGAACTGTGACAGGCCCGTAAGGCTTACCGGCAGAGGCGAAGTCAGTAGAAGGCCACTAGCGAGGCCGGATACACAAACTTCCATCACTCTACCGCTATGCCCATTGAAAGTCACTATACTACGCAGTTTTCAACCAACTGGATTCATCGCATCCAGCAGACCAAGCAACGCCTTGGCGCTTTTATCGAGTGGGACAACTTTGACGGCGAGCGCAAACGCTATGACCGTATCGGCTCCATGTCGAGCCAGGCAAAGACCGAACGCAACGCGCCTACGCCGATTCAAGAAGCGTCTTTCGATAGCCGCTGGGCTGTTCGTCAAGAATTCAACATGGGCAATATCCTCGACAAGAAGGATTCCAAAAAGCTCGGTCAACTTGTCCTCCCGACAAGCGACTACGTGAAGCAGCACGCCAACGAATATCATCGCAATTGTGATGATGTGATGTGGAAAGCTGCCCTTGCCGCTGTGCCTACCGGCAAGGATGGTTCTGGCTCGTCTGCTCTGCCGGAAGCGCAAAAGGTGGCGCATGGGTCCAAGAATCTCAACGTCGCCAAGCTCATTCAGATCAACGAAATTTTTGACGACGCTGACTTGGAAGACGAAGCGCCCCGCGTCATGCTGGTGACTGCTAAGCAGCTTTCGAGCCTTCTGAGCACTACCAAAGTCACAAGTGCCGATTACGCCGCCGTGAAGGCTCTGGTGAACGGAACCATTGATACCTTCATGGGCTTCAAGTTTGTGAAGATCAAGCGACTTCCGAAGACCGGCAACATTCGCACGTGTGTTGCCTTCGCCAAGGGCTCCATTCGCGGTTTCATGGGCGCGAAAGAGACTGACATCGCGGAGCGCAAAGACCTGTCCAACGCCATTCAGATTTATTCTGAATGGGACCTCGGCGCAGTGCGCGTTCACGACGAGAGCGTTGTTTCTTTCGAGTGCGACGAATCTGTGACCGGCGATTAAACCCAAACTCTGAATTACTATGCCTACTACCAAGTCAACCCATTACACAGCACAAGAAGCTGCGGAGCTTGACAGCTCCAAGCTTGTCAGTCCATCCGGCAGTCTGGAGTTTCGCCAGATTGTATATCCGCTTGTTGGAACCGAAGCAGCGAATGACATCATCAAGCTTGCCAGGCTGCCCATTGGAACCACGATCATCCCGGCGCTCTGCTCGGTGCTGTGCGAAGACCCAGGCACTACGCTGACTCTGGATATTGGGACGGCAGAAGACACGGACGGCCTGGCAGATGGAATCGTTCTTTCCGCTGGAGGTCTGGTAAACTTCTGCTCTGGCACCGTTCCGGCGTTTGGCCTCACCAAGACGCCAATCGCTTCGCGTGACCTCCAGGCAGTCGTTGCCAGCGCCAACACGCTGACCGCAGGCGCGAAGCTGGTGTTCAACCTCGCCTACACGCCAGCCCGCTACTAGTCCGCTTCAACCATCATTCGGGCGGCGTCTCTCTTTATCGGGAGCGCCGCCTTTCTTGTTATGACAGACCTTCAACTCTGCAACTTGGCCCTTGCTCGTTTGGGTGAGGCGCGCGTCTATGATTTGACTGAAGACCAGTTTGTGGCGGTACAGTGCGCCCGTCAGTTTCCGCTTGCCGCTGAAGAGGTGCTTCGCTCTCATCGGTGGAATTTTGCAAGCGCGAGAGTTGCCCTATCTCGTCTCGCGGAGGCTCCGGCCTTTGGCTTCAAATATGCTTACGCGCTGCCGACCGATTGTCTGCGGGTGCTTGAAGTGAACGGTGTGAGCGGAGCCGGTGAACCCGGCGCGGAATGGGAGATCGAAGGCCGTGCGCTGCTGACTGACGAAACCAGCGTCAAAGCCATCTACATCAAACGGGAAACAAACCTGATGTATTGGGATTCGCTCGCCATTGAATGGCTCGTTTTGGCGCTGGCTGCGAAGCTAGCGCCCACGATTCAGGGGGGTAGCACAAGCAAGGCCAATGAGCTGCGAGAAGAGATTAACCGGCTTGCTGCTCCGCTGGCTCGTCGGATCGACGCCAATGAGAGCAAACGTGAAAACGCGAACAGCATGGAGATGCTGCTGAATTCAAGCCGCACAATCTACGCAAGGGGGGTGGGGCTGTGAGCGTTCATGTTTTGAAAGTTTCGTTCAACGCAGGCGAATTGCACCCGCTAATGGATGCGCGCACGAACGTGGAAAAGTATGAGACGGGATGCCGCAAGCTTCGTAATTTCGTGATACAACCACAAGGGCCAGCGTCTCGAAGGCCGGGCATGGAGTTCATTGGAATGCAGGGCGACTCGACAACGGCAAGCCGCTTCGTCGAGTTCAATTACTCTGCCACGACTCGCTTTTTGATCGAAATGAGCAACGGTCTATTTAGGTTCTGGTCTAACGGCGCGCTTGTCCCCGTGACCGCTCCGCATCCATATGATCCAAGCGAGTTCTTCCAAGTCCAGGTTAAACAAGTCAACGATGTTTGTTACTTCTGCCACCCGAATCATCATCCGCTGAAGCTTTCTAGATTGTCAGATACAAAATGGAAGTCCGAAGAGCTGCCGTTGCGTTACCCCCCCTTGCTTGACGAGTATGTGCCAAAGGAGACGGTAGCAACGCCAGATGTGACAACGCTGCACACGCAACCTTTGGAGATGGCCCCAGAGTTCACGGTGACTGCTGCCAGCACATCAGCAAGCATCCCAACTTTTACCGTTGCCGCTCCAGCCGTGGGCAATCGCTGGTTTGATCTGACATGGAGCTGGCCAAACGGCGCTGATACGGCAACGAAGACGCTGACCATGGAAATACGGAAGCATGATGGAACATGGGTGAAGTTCGCGACGCCCAACATTACGCTATCGACAACCACAACTCCACCGGTCCCAACGGATTGGAAGTTTCGCGCCAATGGCCGCAATTTGCTACGATCAACCAAAGCTTCATCGTCGGGGACTTGGGGCGCTGAAACATCCATCGTCAATTTCTTCCAGAACGGGTTTAGCGGACAGCCCGCAAGTCTGACCTTCAGGTTTGTGGTTGGCGCTGTCACGACCTCAATTCGCGATGATCATGTTTGCCATGTGACGCCACACACAGGCAGCGTGGTCAATGTGCCCATGTCGCCCATCATCACGACGCCTGTCACTGCTGACATCGTTTCGACTTACAACTTGCCGAATCCTACGCCTGCCGGTCGCTCGATGGCATACGAGCTGCTCAATAACGGCGTCTGGCAACCCTTCTTCGCCACGTCGCTGGTTTATGGTATGTCGCCGCAAACGCTGCGCATCCGAGATACCGCGCTTGGCAAGCCGGTGCTGGAAATGAAGCAGGAAAATGGCGCTTGGGTAGCGCAAGGCGCGTTGCTCACAACGCCAACGGTTCAAACGTCCTGGCGTATGCGCGTGCGCTATGTAACGACTACTACCTCCGCCATGCTAGGCAATGTCACGTTAAGCGGTGCTGTCTCGCATGTGGCCAAGCTCGAAGCCAACAAATCGGGCGACAACGATCAAGGCAAAGGCGGTGTGACCGTGCCAGCCGGGCAATGGCAAGCCCGTGTTACAATTGGCAACGTCGCCGTGCCTGCTGGGGCTAAAGCAACTCTTCAGAAGTGGAATGGGACAGCGTGGGCCAATGTGCGAGGATCATGGACACTTGCGGCCAACGCAACGTTTGCATTTGACGGCACAACAACCGGAGCGCTCAAGGCACCTACTCTAATGCGCGTGCTGTATGAGCCGGGCATTACAGGTCTGGCCACGCTTGCAAATGCCGTGTTTGAGTCGCTTGTCTATCCGCCTAGCGAAGCCATCACGGTAAGCGTCAACAACACTTCAGGCGACAATCGAACGATGACCGCAAGCTCTGCCATCTTCAAGCCTGAGCATGTCGGCGCATTCTGGCAAGTGGCACACAGGCGGGATTTGTCATACACCGAAATTGTCGGCACCGTTGGCGACTTGGTAACGCTGACAAGCTCAGAACTGCGCATTGTAGGCGGCTACGACATTTACACTTATGGCACGTGGAAGGGTAAGCTGTTCCTGGAACGCAAGAACAATGCTAACGTTTGGGAGATATTGCGCGTCTGGACAAGCAACAAAGATCGCAATGTTCAGGTTCACGCCGAATCCGACACTGATTCAGACTTTCGACTGAGGCTCGAAGACGGGGCCATTGGCTATGCCGCAAGTGATGCCGCCGTGCCGCGTTTTCTGATTGAAGCCAGTGATGCGCGGACCTATGGCCTTGTGAAGGTTGTTAGCACAAAGGTTAGGCTTTCAACGCCAGCGCCGGGTGAAACGGGTTACGCATGGGAAGACGGCGTTGAAGGCGTGGATTGGGAATACTCGGACACCGTGGCACGGGTGAACATCATCCGCGCTCTGGCCAGCCAAGACGCAACGCCGCTTTGGGCTGAGGGCGCATGGTCTGACGTTCGCGGCTACCCTGCAGCCTTAGGATTGCATGAACAGCGGATTTGGTTTGGAGGATCGAAGCATCAGCCTCAAACGCTGTGGGCTTCCGTGGTGGGGGATTTCGAGAACTTCCGCCGTGGAACCAATGATGACAGCTCCATCACCCTCACTCTTGCTGCCGAAGCGTCCAACTCAATTCGCTGGTTGTCTTCCGCTCCGGGCGCGCTGCTGGTTGGCACAGGCGGGGACGAGTGGGCAGTCAAACCGCAAGCGGACGGGCCGTTGACGGCTTTTTCTGCCCGTGGCGAAGTGCAGTCGTCTTATTCATCCGCGCAACTGCCAGCGAAGCGCGCCAATGACGTGACGCTATTTGTCCAACGGGATGGCCGTCGAATCCGGCAGATGGCCTATGCGCAGGGGCAGGAAGGGTTTGTTGCGTCTGACATTACTGTTTTAGCTTCGCACATCACCAAGAGCGGAATCAAGCAACTTGCGTTCCAGCAGGCACCACAGGCAATTATTTGGTGTGTGACAAATGCCGGGAAGCTGGTCGGCATGACGTTTGAAAAGGATCAGAATGTTTTTGGCTGGCATCAGCACGACACGGACGGACACATTGAAACGATAGCGCTGCTTCATGGGACGCCCTCCGATGAGCTTTGGCTGGGCATTCGCCGGACGATCAACGGTCAAACCGTGCGCACGGTTGAGCGAATAATCATTGTCGAAGATTACGATTCACACGCGGGATTGATCTACCTCGATGGCGCGGTGAAGTCGCAGTCTGTGAGTGCCCGCACGTCAATTACCGGCTTAGGACACTTGGAAGGCAAAACGGTTTCGGTGATGATCAACGGCGCTGTTTTCCCTTCCGCTGTCGTCACTGGCGGGGCCGTGCAAGTCGCCGTGCCAGCCAATCAAATAGCCGTTGTCGGCTTGCCTTACGAGTCGATTTTGCAACCCATGAGGCAAGAAGTGCCTCAGCAGGATGGGACTAGCCAGGGGCGTAAGTTCAAGCTGGTCGATGTCGTCGCCCGTGTTTACCAGTCACTTGGCGGTGAACTCTCGGCAAACTGTGACGATGAAAGGCTAATGTGGTCAACGCTTGGCCTTGCGTCATTGCAGAACAACGATGGGCCTCCTGTTCTTCTGACCACGGAAAGAAAGGTTAAACTGGAGTCCAGGTATGAAGCATCAGTCAATGTAGCCATACGCTCTTCTTCACCATTCCCTCTAACTCTGACAGCCTTAACCCTAAGCTTTGATATTTATGGACAATGAATTGCTAAGCGTAAGAGAACTTGAACCTTCTGAGCATCCCATGGTATCCGCGTGGGCGCGGGCACATGGCTGCGGAAAGTTTGATCCTCGCTTGCTGCCTGCAAATCGCTTCTTTGCAGTATGCGTTGACGGTAATCCGGTTATGGTCGCGGCTCTACACTTTCTTGTGGGGGTGGGCGTGGCCATGCTGGATCATTCATTCAGCGTGCCGGGGTTGAGCCTGCGCAATGCGCGCCGGGCAAGCGCCGCCTTGGTAGATGTAGCCAGCGATATTGCTGCGCAAAACAATTGCGGTGTGCTACAAATGTTCGTGCCTTCAGGTATCGCAAGGGTAGCTAAAACGCTGGGTTTCCAGGAGCAAGACAACAACCTTCACTTCATGACCAAGCAATGTCTGTAGTATCCGCAGTCGCAACCGTCGTAGGCGCTGGCATCAGCGCTTACTCGCTCTACCAGCAGGGCAGGGCAAGTGATGTTATGGGCCGTTACAACGCCCATCAGCAAGAGCTGAACGCCAAAATGCAGCTTATGCAAATGCTGGCGGAAAGCAATGCGCGCAAAAAAGCCGCTGAGGCTGAATTCGCACTTCGCAGCCAAGAAGCACAGGCCAAGTTTGCCAACGCGAAGACCATTGAAAATCAGGTGGCGGGAACGTCGGCGGCGGCTCGCGAGACGGCTCGAAGGAAGACGGAAGAATATCAGCGGTTCATGGGCACACAGCGCGCCAACATCGCAGCAAGCGGGTTCGTGGAAAGCAGCGGGACGCCTCTCGACCTATTGGCAGAGACAGCAAGCAAGATTCAGCTTGAGCGCGAGGACTCGCTTTATCAGGACGAAATGAATCGCCGGTCAATGTTCCGCGAAGCTGACCTTGAGCGCCTGGGGGGGCATTTAGCCCTTGCCGGTGCCTCGTTGGATCGTAACAGCGCGCTTGTGGGAGCCGGTATGCAAGCAGCAGCGGGCCTCGCCGATTACCGCAGGGGGCTGCGTGAGGCCGAGATTACCCGGCTGACAGGTCAGAATAACCGCTATGCCGCGAACATTGGGGCAGTTGGAACCATTATCAGCGGCGTCTCAAGCGGAGCTTCACAATACGCATCCATCAAATAACCATGCCCCTTGTCCCTTTCCAAACCGATGTAAACGCCCCGTTGCGTGGCAACGCTGCCTACAAGCCAGCACTCGACAACTTGCGTCGCCCCAGGGTGTCGGCTGATAACGTCGTTAGCGGAATGCGGCAACTTGGACAAGCAGTGAAGGCCGACACGGTTGACCCGTCCAGCTTTGAGCGTTCAGCGGGCGCGCTGGGCGCGATTGGCGAGGCGGTCATGCGCGCGGGCGGCGTGGGCTTGGCGCTGGTGGACAAGCACAAGGAGGCGAAGGAGCGCAAGGCTCTACTGGAGATTGATTTGGCGAAAGATATTGCCAATGCAAGCATCGCCGCGTTCAAGGACAAGAACCCGAACAACACAGCGGCCTGGGTGAAGGAAACGGATCGCGTGACGAGCGAACTGCTGAGCCGCTGGAAGGATGATGAGCGCCTAGGCAAGGCGGCGAAGGAAGAATTGGCCTTGAAGCTCAACACTTGGCGCAAGGTGTCGATGATCGGGGCTGAAACGGACATGGTGAAGGCGGACTTTGCTTCGGTGAAGCAGGGGTATTTAACGCGCGGGAATGACCTGCGGCGAATGGGCCGGGTGGAAGAAGCGAAGGCGCTGGAGCCGGGCATGAAAAATAGCGGTGTCTTTGAGCCTTACGAGCTGGAGCATGAGAGCACATTAAACCTAATGGCCAGTGCCGATGAGGCAGTGAAGCAGCTCAACGCGGAGTCCGCACGCCTCGCGTCGATGGGCGATTATGCAGGCGCGAAAGCCCTGATTGGCGGCGCGCAAAAACCAGAAGCCATGAATGAAGGCCAATGGCAGAGTAGCAAAGAAGGCGCGCTGCGCGGCCTGGACAAGCAGCAGCAGCAGCAGGATGCGAACATGCTGCTGAATGATGACCCGAAGTTATTGCAAGAAATGCTGGCGATGCCGGGCAAGTTTGATGCCTACTCGCCACAAGAGAGGTCAGACCTGAAAGCCAAGGCGGACAGTGCGCGTGAGCGGGCCGCGCAAATGCAGGTGCAGGACGCCAAGCGGGCGCTGGACCTGCTGCCTACTGACAAGCTGAAGGACGCCAAGTCTGACGCTTTGGGCGTGGAGGTGGATCAGCTCACGCCCTGGCATCGCCAGCTTGTTGAGCAAGACATCGCCATCCGACAGGGCAAGGCATCGCTGGACGATGAAGGTCAATACCTCGAAGACCTGTCACAGGTGGAGCGCTACGATCCAGAGAAGGACCCGCAAGGTATTGTGGCGGCGCGGGCCGAACAGGTCTTTGATGTCCGTTATTCCAAGGGCGGGTCTTATCACAAACGGTTGATGGATAAGCTGAACGCGAAGCTCAATCCCGGCGAGGAGACGCCCGACTTCGCTGCTGCAAAGGCGAGCGTGTTCGAGAGCGCGGAGCAGGCCAGCATGGTGCCTGAGACGGAAGATGGTCGGCAGGTAGTGAGAAAGGCTGAACAAAAGCTGGTGGCCGGCGAGGGCCGGGTGTCTGGCGTGCCTAATGTGGCGCGCTGGCTCACTGCGCCTTTCGGAGGCTTGCTGCTACCTCCGGCTCAATATGGGCCGGATGGAACGGTTGACAAAATCAAAGAAAACAATGGGAACCCCGTCCCTCTTCAAAAGAGGGATGAGGCACTTCTGAAAGTCAACAACGCCAAAGCCAAGGCCGTCGCCGAAAAATTCGAGCGCGAGTATCAAACCAACAAGGCGAAATGGGATACTGACCCGGCGCTGATGGAAAAACGCAAGAAGGAACTGCTAAGGGAAGCCGGGTTGCCGGTGGTGCCTAGCAACCGCCATGCCGGACTGAATCACACGGACATTCTGCTGCCGAAGCTATCCGCCGAAGACCTCGCCAAAGGAACGAAATGAACGAACTCCCCGAACTCTCTACGCTGCGCGTGCTTACCGAAGACGAGGCCGCGATTCTGCGGCGTGACCTGGATACACTCACGCCCGACTTGCAGGAGAGGGCAAAGCATCGCCTGGCCCGCTTCGATGATGAGCGGCAATCACGTATCTTTGCCGACTTTGCCGACCCAATGAAGATGATGGATGAAGGCGGCTACTACGCTGCACAGGAGAGCGTCAGGCCAGGCTTCGGTGTGCAGGCGCGGAAGAAAGACGCCGTGGCGAGTTTCTACGCGCGCGAGTATGGCACCACGCAAGCGGCGGTGCTGAAGGACTTCGACCGCTACAACTACGACTACGGGGCTCGCGAGTTCAACGAGGCGGTGCCGCTGGAGCCGGAACGGATGTTCGAGCGCTTGAAGCCCGTGGTGCAGCGGCGGCGGGATGAGCGGCAGTTCAACGCCGCTCTTGATGATGATGCGTTTGAGTTCGCGTTTGAGGGGGGCACGTTCCGCGACTGGCTGGCGGCGGCGAAGGGCAGGCCGGGCTTCGATCAAGCCAAGAGCGGCGAGTATTTGACGCGCTGGAATGCGGTCCAGCGCAGCGCCAAAGAGAAGCTGGGGCCGAACATCCCGCTTGTGCGGCAGATTCTCAATGTGCTGAAGCAGGACATGGGGCAGGGGGAAGACACGAGCGACGGCGCGGATTACTGGAAACATCCGGCCTATGAGCTGCGCGAATTGGCGGCGAGCAACCCGGTGGCTTACGAGCAAACCAAAAATGCGCTGGAGTTCATGGCGCGGCGGCAGGCGGGGAAGTCGATGGATAAGAACCTAGCCAAGGTGACGGGCGAGGGCTTTTATCGTGGCGTGCAACGGCTGCTCGGCGGGGCAGTGAACGCCACGCAAGCTGTGGCCGGGGCGAATGTGGCGGATGCCATCGGGGCCGATGAGTATGCAGCGACGATGCGTAGCATGTCGAAGGTGGATAACGACCTGCGCCGGATTGGCCAGCGGGTGCTTGATCCGGCGCTTTCGCCTGATGATCCCTGGTGGCGGACGATGCTCGTTGGCGGCTCGGAGTCCGTGCCCACGATGATCGCGGGCATGAACAAGCTAATCGGCTTGCCTCTGTTGGTGGGTAGCTATGTAAACGATGCGCGTGAACAATTCCGCGAACGCGGTTGGGATGGAGGGCAGGCGGATATGGCGGCGGTGACGGCAGGCGTAGTGATGGCGGGCATTGAGCGGGTGTCAGAGCTGCCGTTCATGGACAAGCTGACGGCTCCACTCCGGGCACGCTTGCTCAAGTGGGGCGGCAATTCATTGGCGGGCAGGATGGGCACCAATGCGTTGATGCGTATCCCGGCAGAACTTTTGGAAGAGTTCGGGCAGGACATGACGCCCTCCCTAGTGCAGGCAGACGCGAAGCTGCGCGAGGAGCTGGGGTTCATCGTTGCTTCTGTGCCTGCGGTTGATCTGCAAAAGGAGGCGGGTGATTGGATCAAGCATAGCCTGGCAGACACGGCCTTGATCGTGCTGCCGTTGGCGCTCATCGGCGCGGGCTTTCACTCGTTTAGCGAGGCGGACCGCGCGGCGTTGGACACCTGGACGGCGAACCCGAAGAACCTGGCCATCTTCGGGGAGGCAAAGGCGGCGCGCATTGCGCTATTGCCTGCGCCTGAGCGCCTCGCGGCCATTCAAACGGCCTGGCAGAAGCAAGACAAGACAGAGCGCGTGGAGTGGCTGCGGGAGCAGTCCAAGGTGCAACGCGAGCGGGTCAATTTGGGCGCACAGGAACAAGCCCGCCAGCAACGCGAAGCTGAGGCCATCGGCGTCTCTATCCGCTACGACGGCGGGGCATGGCGGGTGACGCTGGGTGACGGGCAGGTGGTGCAGGTGGACAGCGCGGAGGCAGCGGAAC